AATGCATATTACTTGATTGTTTCTGTGTAAATAAAAGTAAAGACTTTGAACATTTTCTACATAGTCACAGTATTATAAAACCAAATATAGTAAAAAATTTACCGAATCATGATAGTGAAAATGAATTGTTTTTAATTGGAAGTAATCTTACATATAAAGTATTATCAAAAATAGTTAACGATAATATAGATAATTATAATTATAAAGTAAATGAGTTGTTGCTTGAAATTGAAAATTTAAAATTTAAAAATCAACAACAGAATACTAATACGGGCAACGATAATGAATTATTAAAGGAAATAATATATACTAATAAAATTTTATTAAGTAAAGTTAATTCTTTAGAACAAACAAATAAAGAAATATTGCATAAATTAAACTCACAACAAGAGAAAAAAATTGTTACTGGCTTTAATCAACAACTACCTCACCTTGGACCAAGACTCCAAAAAATAAATCCCGAAACACTAAAGTTAATTAAAGTGTATGAATCCGTTACAGAAGCAATGAATGAAAGTAAAAATATAAAAAGACCAAGTATAATAAAAGCAGTAGCTGAAAACACTATTTATTGTGGTTTTCGATGGTTACTAGTTGAAAGAAATTTGGATCCAAATATTATATATGAAATTCAACCAACGAAAGAAACAAAAGTTCAAAACTTAGGTTACATCGCTCAACTAGATAAAGACAAAACCAAAATTGTAAATGTGTATATAGACAGAAAAACAGCAGCAAATTTTAATGGATATGAATCTTCGTCGGCATTAGATAATCCAGTAAAAAATAATAGTTTAGCCAATGGTTTTTATTATATGTTATATAATAATTGTGACGATGAATTAACTACCAATTTTGAAGAAATAAATGGAACACCAATGTTATACAAAAATGGTGTTGGACAATATGACACAAATAGTAACTTAGTAAAAGAATTTGAATGCAAATACGACTGTATTAAATCGTTAGCAATAAGCGACAAAACGTTGACAAAAGCACTTACCAAAAATATCCCATATAATGGACACTATTACAAAGAAATAGGTGAAAAATTAAAAATGGTGTAAATAAAAAACGAATTATGAAACACACCACAACTAATAATAATATTATTACTAGTATATAAATAATATTATCATATCAATATAACAAAATGAACTCCCAAGAAAATATAAAAATATTTAAAAAAATGAGTAAATGGTTAAAAACACTTAATTTAGATAAAGAAGCATTTAATCATACATTATATAATTTATATTTTACATGGTGTGGATTACGAACAGCTTGTTTAATTTTTACACTTGGACCAAAAAGTTCCGAATTTGCTGAAACATTTGGGCTTGGATTCAAGGAAGGACCTTATTTTGATATACCAGGAAATAATTTTATCTATTTCATCAATAAAAAATTTATTAAAAAGTTTGAACCACTTTTTCAAAGACTAGAAGATACATACATACTCCCAAATCCAAAATCAGAATATTTTGCTCCTGAAGTTAACATTGAACGCACAAAAATAATCGGAACAATATTAGGATTTGATAAAAAATGTATTCGAAAGGGAAATAAATTACAATGTGATAATGATATTGGTATTTTTTTCTATGTTCATCCAACTATAAAATACACAGAACTTTCAGAAGTATTCTCTTATACAGGCAATATAAATACGCCAAATTGGATAAATTATCCGATTGAACTTATGAAACGCTCAAAGAAATATTTAGAACCAATTGGATTAAAACTTGGGTTTAATGTAATGGATTGGTCTTAGGGAGCAAAAAAACAATATAAAATTGAAAGGTTTTATATTGTTTAATCGTGACATAGAACGTCTCATCAATGCGTCCTCTTCAACTTGTAAAACCCATCGACCTTATACCCGGAAAAACATATCTGATTCAAGAAAAACGTTCGGAATATTCACACCAAAAATTCAAAGGCACATTTGTCAGAAACAACTATCCACAATATGAGTTTCAGTGTACCATAACACACTTCACAAATGTTATTTGCAGAGGTAATCAAAGCATTTCGGACCTAGGACTTCAAGACACCTACTGGAACTACTATGAAGCGAATGCTGTCGCACTAGCATACACAAATCATGTTATTCGTGATATTACCGGCGATCCGTCGTTTATGATTCCTTAACCATGCCCGTGTCCATCTCCATGTCCATGTCAGATTCTACTTCAGCTTCAACCTTTTTTTCCACCCTATTTTCCACCTCATAATCTTCAAACACAAATGATGTCATACTTCCCGCAGTATCGGTAATTATTTCATAATCAAATCCGCGTTCTTTAAACCATTTTTTAAATTCATTGAATGCTGCCCAGTATTTTACATATCCTCCAATTACCAGTAGTTTCAATGTATTTTTAATATATTGTTCATCTATAGCAGAGCATTTTTCGCCCTCGCCCTCGCCGCTACCCACAAATGTCCCCATCATTAGCAAATATTCCATATCAAGTTCCTTATCAAATGACTCGGCAAATGTCATAATAATTCGGTCATGTGAAAACCCCTGACAGTGCCCTCCAAAACCAAAAAAATCCTCATATTCGAATCGATGAACTTTTTTTATAGGGCGACACAACTGAACCATAAATACTTTTCCAAAAATATTTATATTTATTTTAGTTGTTAAAACAACTGCTTCTGCATATAGATTATATTTCTCTTCCCATACTAAATCGGGATGCTTTCCCAAAAAATCTTTCGAAAAATCGTCATTTAAAGTTGAAATCATACACCCACGGCTTGAGTAGTATGACTTATGTAATTCTTTGAATTTTTTAATAACATCTTTATAATTTATACTACCTGCATAAACAAGGGATGCTTCCATTATGTTTTATGTGATTGCTAGATAATATCGTGGCGATCTTTTTATATAGGTTTTATATATTGATTTGATTCTGAATAAACACTAAACACGGATTTTGGCGTATGGTATAAAATGAAACATGCTTGTTGTATAAAATATTTAAGTAAACGTAAATAACTGTTTTACACAAAACATCGATTTTTTAATATTACTATAATAGTATAATAATATGGATTCTAAGTCTACTATTTGTATATCTACTATTTGTATGTCTAGTATAGTAGATTCAATTGACACATCAATTAATATGAGAATATTTAAAAATAGAGAAGAATCTGCATTTTCCCATATTTTTAATTCTAAACTAGTTAAAATACCATTAAATACATTTAAGAATGATAATGTTGATAATTTTGATTCGGTTAGATTACAAAATTCTGCTGTAAAAGCATATCCATTAAATTATAGACCACGTGGTAATCAAGATATAAATAGTGTAAAATATTATCAAAAACAAATACAACAAAAAAAAGAAATTACACCAGTTTGGATGATACAAAAAAACAAAAAATATATACTATTAGATGGAGCACACAGAATTGTAGCAAGTTATATCGAAGACGTACCTGTATATGCCTACGTAGTTAATATTTAATAACAATTCATAATCATATCACTAAATTATATATTATCACTAAATTATATATTATTACTAAAAAAAGTAATAATATATTCATTGCATTATTCCATCATATTAGCCGGCATTCTTTTCAAATCAGTCCCCTCACAAAGAGACTGATGAGTTCAGGAGTAGCCGTATCAAATCCAGCCAAGTTCAGTGTATTCTTGTCCTTCGGGTCCGCAATTGACAGGTGGTTCGCCACCATTCCAATCACAATCAGTTTCGCATCTACACCAGTTGCTTTGCGATAATTTTCCAGCGCCACTTGAGGATGAATATTCGGCGCGTACGTTTCATTGTCAGTATATACGCAAAATACATCAAATACAATTCCTGACTGCGTATACATTTTAAGCGCCTCAGTCATGGGCAAAGCACAATCTGTTGATCCGAAGGGCACATCGGTTGCCTTAATTGCATCCTGAATTGTCATATTGGGGCGGACCCTCCCAGTGAAATTATAAAACGTATTACTGAAACCATAGATGTGGACATTATCTTCTCCCTCGGCGTGTAATGTCATCATCGCCATCGCGACTGAACCCTCGCGTGGTGTGATATTTTTTGCCCCTGCGCACATACACATTGACATGCTCCCAGATACATCCAGTCCAAACATGAAGCGTTTCCCTGTTGGTGTGATATTTCCAAACGCCTGCCTGAATGTCGTAGACAGCGCCGCTGTGATACAAGAGTTAACTTGCCACGTCATTGAACCAAGGTCGCCCTTTCCCTGTGAGTACGTCTTCATTCCAACCAGAACTTGAAGAGGGTGAATCTTCGAATCCTTCACAGCTTTCGGATCATTCAGCATTTTAATAATATCCTGCGACCTTGTTGACGCAACTCCGACCTGTGACATTTTTCCGAGGTTGCGAACGAGTGCAGTCATTCCCATTCCATTCAAAAGTGAATTCCATATTTGCGGTGTATTTAGAAGCTCTGTCGGCAAATGTTCGCGCTGAATTTTTTTGTTTTGTTCCATGATTTTGATTGCTTTCACCGAGTCTTTATTTTCGCCCGTTTTTGACAACTCAAGCAATGCTTTCAGAAATCTAGCTGTTGCAACCAGAGGGTCCTCAAATACTTTTTTGTCTCCTTGTTCTTCTTCTGCAGGTTTCGTAGGTGCAATTTCTGCTACAGGTGCTGCTACCGACCTCACTACAGGCTCAACGCCTGGACCCAAGTAGATTTTCTTGGATGGATCGTAGGAGATGTCGCGCAAAGTCTTGGTCGAAGAAATGAGAGAACCGTTGTAGCGGAAAACAAAATTCGTTCCGATTCCAATGTCAATGAACGTTTGCCTGAGGTTTTGAAGTTGCTCTGTGTCTTGAATCATCAACTTTAATGGCCCACATATGGGGCTCTCGGGATGAACGATTTCAAACATCACATCGAGTCTGCGCGATGGCGGCAGTGTAGAAAGAACTTTGGTAGGAGCAGCAGCAGCACCACCTCCCCCACTCCAAGCTGCCCCAACTGCATTCACGATGGTTTTCATAAATCCTTTGCTCTCTCCTGCTGCTGCTCCACCCATGTCCCTATCCGGTGTAGGAATCGCCGCCAGACGTTTCAGAAATTCAGTCCTATCCATTTTTGCAGGCAGTGTTGTCGCCACAATTCCTCTTGCCGGGTTTGCTGCAATATTGCGCTCAGGTTTGTCCTTTTTCATAATCCATTCCAATACAAGCCGTCCTCCATCATCTTTCATTTCCGCCGGATTGATATGAAGCAATGAAATCAAATCCTCGTGTGTCCATCCTTCACGATTTTTGTATTTTGTCACCAAAACTGCTAGCTCCAATCCTCCACGCGATGTATAGTATTCAATGAGTGCACGACGAACGCCCTTTCCAAATCCCTTACCTGGGGTCGCCTTGTCTTGCGATAGATCTCGAATATACTGTACCAACATGAAGAGGTGAGTGGGAATACGACATACCTTTCCAATAGCTTCCAGTGCCTGTGTTTTGCAAATATTATCAGCCGGAAATACAATCGCCGCAGCCAAAGACATCATGGTCATCTCTTGTTTGGGTGCTCGCGCATTAACAGAGACATCGACAATATCCCGAATCAAGTGCTGACACGTAGACGACGATGAAATAGCCGCCATAATACATTTCGAAATAGTAGTAGCAATTGCCCCACCCGACTGGTAGAAGCTTCCGTTGTCCGACTTGCTTCCAATGATCAAGTATCTCATCCATTCCTGTTCTAAAGGCAAGGGAAACGAATATCCGCCCGCGTTGTTGGCGATTTGTCCAGGTAGTCCAATAGTTTGAGGAATTTTAATACGCGCCGCTGGGTTATTATGTACTGACATCGCGGCCTTCAATGCTGAGCCTCCGCTTGCTCCAGTCTTACTCTTTCCACTGCTCTTGCTTTTGCTCTTTCCGGCCATTTAAGACGACTGTTTGAGATAATTCTTTTTGTGTGCTTATTTAATATATAAGCTTTTTTTTATATCAATTTTCTATATTATATATCATAGTATTTCGTAATACAATATCCTATACAAAAAAGTAAAGTAACACATACTACTGATACAAAAACAATCATAACTCCAAATGATAAGCTCATACAATACTATATTATCTATATGTTATATTTTTATATAACGAAACTATGTTGATAATATTACATTATTATTTATTTTACATTATTATTTATGTTACATTATGATGAATACAATATTATTAAAAATTACACTTGTATATGTTGTATCGAAGGTCCCAATTTTTTTTGTAGTCACTAAAAATAAGTCCATTGTTCCTATGGTAAACAGCATCAGCGTGTCCACCAGATGGAACCATCCAGTTTCCATATAACTGTTTTAAATATAGCTCTGGTTCTTTTGGAACAGGATATAAATTATTACCCATTTCACCTACAGTTAGTATTGGAAATGCAGGGTTTGCGTAAATATCACAATAATAATCTGGGCTTTCATCTTCTAGATAAAGGCACATATAGTTACCACTATAATAATATGGAAATCCGTCATATTTTCTTTTTAAAACTAGGCCATATTTTGAATAGTCTACATTGGTAAGTTTTTCCCATCGCGACAAATGTATTGTTATATCAATATCAGTGTCATTTAATAATAATCTTTTTTCACGAATACAACCCAATAGTGTACCACAGTCAAGGTAAAATGGAATTTGATTATCATCTAACATACTACACATGGTCTCCAATAGTTTATAATAAATAGTCATTTTGTCTTCTTTTTCAGTAGAAATTGTAGAGTCGCTACTTTTGGTTATTTTTTTTGGTTGTTGTGGCGTTTTTAGAGGTACACTTGGAGTGTTATTTACTAAACCGAACATATTTTTTAACATGGATGACTTTACTTTTTATGTTAGTTTTATAAACTATAAATTAGAAATATAAATTAAAAACGAGAATTAAATTTATTTTTATAGAATAATAAAACTATGGAAACAGAAACGACAAAAGCTGAAAATAAAGAATCGCTAAATGAAAATTCTTTCACTAAAAAACGTAATAGAAAACATAGTGCTCAAACATTACCTCTTGGTTTAGAACATCATATGATGAAAAAGTACGTTGTATACTATCGCGAATGGATAGATAAATCCCACACCAAAGAACGTGAATATTTTAAAATAGAAAAACATCCTGATTTGTCTAAATCATGGACGTCAAGTAAGTCGGGCAAAATAAAATGGAATGATAAGTTAGCTGAAGCTAATAAAATTGTGGATGATTTAGAAAAAAAGAGGAAAGAAAAAATAGATAAATTTTAATATTTAATAATTTATATTATTTTTTAAATTATTTTTAAATTATCAAAAAAAATGCAATATTTATTATATATATATATTATGTTAGAAAAAACACAAGGTCCGAAAAAAAATACGTCGGTTACTGGTGTAGAAGGTATGACTAATCCACAAACAATCGGAGCGGTTAATCGTGTGCTACCTCATCCAACAAATTCTAATATTATGTATATTGGTTCTGTGACTGGTGGAGTATGGAAAACAATAAATGCACAATCAAACAACCCGTCATGGGTTCCATTAACTGATAATCTAAAATCATCATCCGTCGGTGCATTAGCATTTGACACCGCCGATACAACGAGAAATACTATAATTGCCGGTATAGGACGCACGAGTAGTTTATATTATAGGGGAGGACCATTATCGGGATTGCAAATTTCTACAAATGGTGGAACAACATTTACTGAAGTAGATGGAAATGGTCGTTTAAGTGGATTGAATATAAATGGTGTTGTAAAACATGGAAATACAATAGTAGTTACTGTTGACAAAGCAGATAATAATATATATGATAATATCGGCGTATTTCGTAGCACAGATAATGGGGCAACATTTACCCAGATATCGGATATACCACATTGTCGAGCTGCAGATATGGTTGTAGATCCTACTAATCCGACAACAATTTATGTCGCAATATATGATTTACTAAATTATCCAACTGCTGGTATATCCGGAGATGGTGGATTATACAAATCTATTGATATGGGTGCAACATGGAATAAGATAAGCACATCAGAAATAGAATTAGCAATACCTGTAACTATAAAAAATATCAAATTGGCGACAAGTATACTAGGAAGAGTATATATAGCCATAGCAACAGCGACAACTACTAATGCCGGACAATTATCAGCGATATTTGGGTCACAAGATAGTGGAAATTCATGGAATGCATTGTCGTTGCCAACAACTAACGAATTAACCAAAGATGGAAATATAGTTACATTGGGAATTCATCCTGGTGGTCAAGGGTACGTTCATTTCTCTTTTGAAGCAGATCCTATAAATCCAGACATTCTATATATTGGAGGTGACAGACAACCTAGTAAATTCGGCGGAACCAATAGGAATGTAAAGCCTTCCACATATTATACACCCGGAGCATCTGATACACCCAATACGAATACAACATTTCCAAATAGTATTGGAGCAAATAAATACACTGGACGACTTTTTAGAGGAAATGCGCTAACAAACACATGGGTTCATTTGACACACTCAAATACTCTTGGTGCAGCGGGTGGTGGAACTGCTAATAACTCCGCACCGCATGCAGATAGTAGAGACATGGCGTTTGATGCATTCGGTAATTTAATTCAATGCGACGATGGTGGCGTTTATCGTCGCACGTTGCCTCAATCAAATATGGGTGATTGGTATTCAATAAACGGCGATTTACAAGTTACCGAGATACATAGCATTGTTTACGACCCAATAACGCAATTAATAACAGCGGGAACACAAGATAATGGAACAATACAACAAACAAACCCTAATTCTATGATATGGAGTGAAATATTAGGTGGTGATGGAGGAAAACTTTGCATAGATACACTTGTAATACCAGGTTTATCTGTATTGTATATTAGTGCGCAATATCTTCTTAGTTTCCAACGAGTAACTTATAATTCTTCAAGAAGTATTATTAATGAACATACAATTACTCTGACAAACCCAAATTTTAAACCTCAATTTTATACACCAATAAAGGTAAATTCGGTTATAGGCGGACAACTACTATTAGCTGGTGAAACTTCTGTATATGAATCATTTGATATGGGAGATACATTGGTTGATATTGGCGGAGGATTACTAGGAAATTGTTCTTGCATAGCGTATGGAGGTATGAAAAATGGAATACCAAACCCAAAAGTAGTTTATGCTTGCAAGGACAATAATGTATATTTGCGAACATCTTCAACACAAACTTTGACAGTTACACCAGCATCCTTGCCTAATAATAATAAAATAACTGATATTGCAATAGATTCAACCGACTGGGAAAGAGCATTTGTAGTAACAACTATAGCAACAACATCGGGACCGGTATCGCATATCTATATGACAACAGATGCAGGAACATCTTGGATTGACATAACCGGTAATTTAATTAATGTAGGTGAAATACGTAGCAATGAAATAATAAGACATCATAAATTCGGATTCGGCGGAATAGTCGTAGGAACAGAATATGGTGTATATTTAGCATCAGATAATTCTTTTGGAACTTGGACAAAAATAGGAACAAATATTCCCAATGTTCAGATTGAGAGTTTATATTATAATCCGGAACATGATATACTGGTAATAGGAACATTAGGACGCGGTGCTTGGAGTATGTCGAATATATATTCTAATTTTTATATGTCTCTTCCGTCGCCTATTATATCAATTAATCTACGCGCGACGCAAGGCTCAAATATATATGAACAACCTATTTCCTCTGCAAGTATTGGAAACAATAGTATTCAGATAACAAACACAGATTTAATTAATGCTCTTAATAATGAACCTAATGGAACTATTTTTAGCTCATCTATTGTGGTAACTTATGAAAATTCTCTTTATTCATTAGGTAATAAGGTCGTAGTAGAAAATGCATTAAATTATGTTACATGAAAATATTAGTAATTATTTTATCAAATATTCCTGATAAACTTTCTCTATCATTTTTTTTGAGGTTACTTAACAATTACATTATATGTATTAAATATTCAAGGATGTACAACAAAACATAATTACAAAACATACTTAAAAATAAAATATATGAAGATATTATAACGACTTCTACGTTAAAGGCCACCACAAGATGCAGATTTTTATTAAAACCCTTACCGGTAAGACGATTACTCTTGAAGCAGAGAGTGAAGACACTATTGATGCTATTAAAGCAAAGATTCAAGACAAAGAAGGTAAACTTTAGATGCCTTTAAAAGTCACATGCTACAACTATTTTGGCTCTGGTTGTAGGTAAACATTTGAAACCCAAAATGATTTAAATATATGTCATGTTGATACTCTAAAATACAATGGACCAACAACAATTAAAAATATGGTTTGCGGGATTTTATGAAGGAGAAGGTTCAATAGCTAATGATACACAAAATAGAAACAGATTAAAAATTTCAGTTGCTCAAAATGATAGAACACCACTTGATATTGGTCAAAAAATATGGGGTGGTTATGTTAGAGAAAGAATAAGAAAATCTCCAGCAAGTGATAAAATTTGTAAAGGCCATGAATGGCTGTTAAATCATAACCAGTGTATTAAATTTATTGAAGATATTAGACCTTTTATGATTATTCCTTATAAAATCCAACAAGTTAAAAAATGCGAAGAAGTTTTAAAACAAGTATGGGATAAAAGATTTAAATGTTCCTTTTGTGACCTTGATTTTGCCGATACATCTGGTAGAAGAAGACACGAAAAAATAAACCATATAGAAAATGGTCATTTCCATAAATGTGTTCATTGTGAAAAATTATATAGCAGTTTAGATAGTATGAAAAGACATATTAAAATAAATCATAGTTCAGTGGCTAGTATTTGTGATGAACAAATGCAACATACCTTATAATGACGGGAAACCCCTTAGAGCTCAAGATACGTCTTATTATTGGGAAACCTTTAATAATAAACAGGGTAATGACCTCGTTTATCGTAATAACTCTTGAGATTGGGCAATCCGCGGGTAAAATACCTAAATCCGTTATGATTAGGACAAGGTATTCCTTCAACGACCGCACGGGTATGGGCTTGAGAAGACTAATCATCTTCGATGATGGCTTAAGATACAGTCTAATCCTTATGAGAAATCATAGGGGAGGATGATCCCTCCAGACCAGCAACGGCTTATATACGCCGGAAAACAACTAGAAGATGGACGAACACTAGCAGATTATAATATACAAAGTTCTAGCACTTTGCATTTAGTTCTACGACTTCGAGGAGGTGTTTTTTAAAAATGTAATCTACACTCTTTATATATTATATAAAATAATTTAGAGACTATTTATATAATATATGTAAAATGAACAAGTGCAATAAGTGTAAAAAAGAAAAAGATATTGAATTATTTTTAAAAAATAATAAAGAATTAAAAACATGCATTGATTGCAGAAATAAATCTTCTAGTTGGAAAGAAAATAATAAAGAAGTTGTTTCACTATACAA